CTTTGGCGGTGAAGACCTTACATCAAATCTTGTTCCCTCCTGTTGGGGATGTAATCAGGCTAAGGGTAGTAGAAACTGGCTCACGTGGATGAGACAGACATTTGGCAACAACCCATCCCGAGAGGGATTGATCCTTTCACATATTAACTAATTATGGCAGACAAGAAAAAGAATAGGTATCGCAATCCCGCTAACGACCTTGTGGACTATGCGGAAGGTGGTATCAGGAATGCACTTCTTGGTATCCGAAATAGTGCCGCAAGTTCGTTGCGAGGGTCAGCCGCTGCTGCTCGACGCACCAGAGAGCGCTTGGAAAGGGAAGCAGCAAACGACCGCAGCTTGAAAGCAAAAGTTGTCCGCAAGAATCAACCGACCCCACCTAAGAAGATTGACGCTTCTAAGTACGACATGGATAGTGAGCCGCCTAAGGCTCCTTCCAAAAACAAGGCCAAGCCCAAGCCGGCTGAGGTAAAGCCTGCTAAGCCGCCTGTACGGGGTTCTGAGCAGCGCACCACTACTACCAAGGCTTCCACTACTAAGCCCAAGCCAAAGCCCTCTTCTAAGCCAATGGAGAAGGCATACGGTGAGTCTGGCAAAGACCTTTATCAGGCATCTAAGAAGAACAACCCGTTGATGCAACGCACCTTTGGTTATCAAACCGGGGATGCTCCTGATCAAAAGAAAAAGAGCGCAGACGAAAAACCTGCGTCTAAGCGTGGCGGTGCAGCCAACAGTGACCTGAAGATTGATTCTTCAAAAGCAGCACCCTTTAACGATCGGGGTCTGTTTGGCAAAGACAAAAAGAAGGAGAAAAAGCCAGCTAGCGGCGGCTCTTCTTACGCATAACCTGTCCACTCCCGAATAACAACATACCGCCGCTCAGCAATGGGCGGCTTTTTTTATGGCTGCTTCCAAAGCAGGAAGCCGTCGTCAAGTCCTACCGTTTCCGTCAAGCAATAGAGACAAACAAAACGCATTAAAGAAACATCAAGAGGCACAAAGACGCGGACTTCCTATTCCTCATTTCAAGAAAAAAGACGGGTCTGTACACTACTTTGACAACAAAGGAGATGGCCGGTTTCACTTTAACGACTTAGCAACAAAGTTGGCCAATGAGGCGGCTCGCAGAGCCAACAAGAAATCTTCTAAACCAACGCTTGACCACTACACAGAAGCGTACGGACCAAAGCTTGGCAAACAGCTGTTCGACGCTGAACAAAAGGCTTTAAAGAAAGCGTACCGTCACACCCCGTCAACCACGCACGACGTAGATCACATCAACAGCCAAGCTGATGGTGGGGTGCATCACTCTTCAAACTTACGCGCACAAAACAGACACAACAACAGGTCTGAAGGTCAACGTGGCTTGACTGCTGAACAAAAAGTAGCGCTCAAGCAAGCAAGCACTCCACAAGATCAAGTGAGAATGCAAGGACCAAATATGACTCCGTACCAAAGACAAAAGTTTTTACGAGGCCAAGCTGGTCAGATTGTTTACCGCAATGACAACGCAATCTCTGCATTGAATTTTGCAAGTCCTGCGTTTGGCGGAATCGCAAGAGCAACTAACGGACACGCTGACACTTCGTCCGTTGATATGGGCTTCAAGCTGGCCGATTAAAGCCTCCAGAAGGCCACTATTTATCCACTCCGGTACATCTTATCCTAAATGCCTACAAAACGCCGTACAGAGCCTCCTAGGGCTCCCTCCGTGCTTGATTCACTCCAGCAAGACTTCAAACTTTTTCTGCAAGCGTTGTGGGGACAGTTAGACCTACCTTCACCTACCCGTGCACAATACGCAATCGCTGATTACTTACAACACGGTCCTAAGCGTCTACAGATCCAGGCTTTTCGAGGAGTTGGTAAATCTTGGATTACTGGTGCTTTTGTTCTTTGGACACTCTTTAATAACCCTGAAAAGAAGATCATGATCATCTCCGCTTCTAAGGAGCGGGCTGACAACATGTCGATCTTCCTTCAGAAGCTGATTATTGAGACCCCCTGGCTAGTTCATCTACGTCCTAAGTCAGATGATGCTCGGTGGTCTCGTATCAGCTTTGACGTTAACTGCAGCCCTCACCAGGCTCCATCAGTTAAGTCAGTTGGTATTACGGGTCAGCTAACTGGTTCACGTGCTGACCTGATGATTCTAGATGACATCGAAGTCCCTGGTAACTCCATGACGGAGATGATGAGGGAGAAACTCTTGCAACTGTGTACTGAGGCAGAGTCCATCCTTACCCCTAATCAAGACTCCAGGATCATGTACCTGGGGACACCACAGACAACCTTTACTATCTACCGGAAGCTGGCTGAACGTAACTACAGACCCTTTGTGTGGCCTGCTCGCGTTCCAAGAAAGCTTTCTAACTACGAAGGACTAATTGCTCCCCAACTCCAAGAAGACATTGATCAAGGAGCTGAACCGTGGTCCGTAACAGATGCTGACCGCTTCTCTGACAATGATTTGTTGGAACGTGAAGCAGCAATGGGTAGGAGCAACTTCATGCTCCAGTTCATGCTTGATACGAGTCTTAGTGATGCAGAAAAGTTCCCCCTTAAGTTTTCAGATCTTGTTATTACGTCTGTTAACCCGACTCAAGCGCCGGACTCTGTTGTGTGGTGCAGTGACCCTCGTAATGTGCTCAAGGATCTGCCTACGGTTGGCCTACCGGGTGATTATTTCTACTCCCCAATGCAACTTCAAGGAGAGTGGTCTGACTACGCTGAAACGATCTGCTCAGTGGACCCGTCAGGTCGAGGCACAGACGAAACAGCAGCAACCTTCATAAGTCAAAAGAACGGTTTCTTGTACGTCCATGAAATACGTGCGTATCGAGACGGTTACTCCGACAATACCTTGCTAGACATCCTGAGAGGATGTAAGAAGTACAACGTCACTAAGCTTGTCATTGAGACAAACTTTGGTGATGGTATCGTCTCCGAACTCTTCAAAAAACACCTGCAGCAATCAAAGCTCAACATTGGTATTGAAGAAGTCCGAGCTACCGTCCGAAAAGAAGAACGCATTATTGACGCTCTTGAACCTGTGATGAACCAACACCGACTCATCATTGATCGTGGTGTGGTCGAGTGGGATTACAACTCCAACAAAGACGATGCTCCTGAGAAACGGATCCTGTACATGCTCTTCTATCAGATGAGTCGTATGTGTCGGGAGAAGTTCGCTATCAGACACGATGACCGCCTAGACAGCCTTGCACAAGGCGTTAAGTACTTCACTGACGCTATGGGTATCTCAGCCCAGGAAGTGGTTAACGAACGTAAGCGGGAAGAGTGGAACGACATGCTGGAAGCCTTTATGGATGACCCTCAAGCCGAAACTAACCACATGATTCTTGGTATGAGTTTGGACCAAAAACGACAAGCCAGAGGGAAGACCAAGAATGGAGTCCCCACCTGGGTTTAGGTGCAATAAGGGCCTTATACAGGGAGAAGGGAAGGGTGGACCCAACTTCCTGTGGGAAGGGGAGACCATAAATCTCTCCTTCTCCTTTCCCGTGAAACGCTTGATGTTTCTCCCGTGAAAGCACTACCACCAAAAGACACAACTCCTAGTTGATCTAGTGAGTACCGTGAAAGGAGCAAAGCTCTTACTCCCATCACTACTGTTATCAACACTCTTGTTTTCCTCCCGTTAACATATGACTCATAAAGCATCCCTTGTACACATCACTCCTAATGCTGAGGAGTTGGTAGCGTACATGGCTAGGGTGTCTAATCCATCCAATCAAAACAACACTTCGACAAGTGCTCGTTTAATTAAGTACCTTATTGATAACCAACACTGGTCACCGTTTGAAATGGTGAACATGTGCGTGGAGATACATACAACAAGAGCTATTGCAGCACAGATCCTTAGGCACCGTAGTTTCTCTTTCCAAGAATTTAGTCAACGGTATGCACGGGTAACTGAGATTCCTCAGGTCCCTGAACTGCGTAGACAAGATACTAAGAACCGTCAGAACTCTATCGATGACTTAGATCCCGTCATGGTCAATACGTTGGAGTATGACATCGTTAAACACTACGCTGATGGGTTACGACTGTATCAACGTATGTTGGATGTAGGTGTAGCTAAGGAGTGTGCACGTGAAGTGCTCCCACTTTCTACTCCAACTAAGCTGTACATGAATGGTACTATCCGTTCCTGGCTTCATTATTGTGAACTGAGAACTGGTAATGGTACTCAGAAAGAACACGCCAAGATAGCAGCAGACGTTCAAGACATCATGTACAAAAACATTCCTGGTATTTGTGAGGCTATGTGGGACAAAGGCTTAGACTAATTGAGTTTAAGGAGTTGTACCGACGGTTTAAGAAGGATGTGGTCTGGTTTGATCACCTCCTTTTAGCCGTTTTGGTCTGGTTAGAGGAACAATTCCTTGATTTGAGGGTTGAAACCGCTGTTAGCCGTGCAGTGCATGACTATGAACGGCTAGAAATGGGGACAGATGAGGAGTTACAGCCTACTTACAGTGAGTCTGGGACTGATTTCTTTGATGAAATGCGTCTTACCTCGTCGTTTTTGGACAAAAATTTCTGAAGCCTTAGGTAACGGTGCCGCCTGGCCGCATTACCCCGTAGCGGGGGGTCGCCCTGGCGTACTCGATCGACAGTCGAGTCCAGAACACAGTGATAGCAATGGATTTGGCCAGCTCTCAGCGGGTCATGCGCTCACATCCCGCGCAGTAACAGGGATCTCGCTCTCTCGCGATCTGTCGCGACTCATCAGTCCTCCTTATCAGTCAACATAAGCAACCCTTATCACCGTTGCAACGACTGGGATCTGATGCCGCGCTGTGCCACTTCCTCGAACTGTCCACCACTCAAGACCTGTCCACTGCGGTATGATCAAACTCAGATGACTGATTGAAGGTCTTGATCTCGACTCTCCCTGTTAAGGGGGAGGAGAGTCTCGATCTTCAACCATCAGTCACTGCCTCACCGAACCTCGACAACTCCATAAGCAGCTCGCTACCGGAATCAACCGGACGATGGCGACCAACGGCGTGGGTTCCTGCCGTGATGAGCTGGTAGATCACCTATCCACTCCAGTATGGAGTGAGGCGGAGGCACACGCTTAATTGC